TAGGCTAAGCATTAGATTGGGAATCGCGCCACAGCAGTTATTAGATCTAGATAAGACCATGCTCGATGCATTAGTGCAAGGGCTCAAGGATGAAGCGAAAGAGGTGAGCGATGCAAGTAAAAGTCGAAGGCGTTAAACAAACTCGCAAAGCCATTAGACAGTTCGCTCCAGACCTAAACAAAGAGCTTAATACTGAATTAAAAAAAGCACTTGCACCAATCGCAAAAAAAGCCCGTGGCTTTGCTCCTGCTAATTCTCCTATGTCTGGATGGGCTTGGGGATCATCTGTAGAAGGTGGTTTCCCCGCTTACAATTTTGGCACTATTAGATCTGGTATCGGCTTTAGCACAAAGCCAGGGAAAACTACTCGATCAGGTTTTACATCTAATGCCAAGATTTTTAACAGATCTTTTGCGGGTGCTATCTATGAGGTTGCTGGACGAAAAAATGAGCAAGGTCAAGAATGGGTAGGACCTAAAGCAGGTGGCACTTCTAAAAAAGTAAGCCGCTCGGTGAACCCTAGAGCAGGTGCAACCTTTATTGAGAACCTTCCAGATTTAGTAAATAGTTCTAAAGGTCGTGGTCGTTTGATCTACAGAGCTTGGGCGGCAGATCAAGGCAAAGCCAATGGAGCGGCTATTAAAGCGATTGACAAAGCCGAGCGAGCATTCATGCAACGAGCACAAAGCGAAACATTTAGGAGAGCCTCATAATGCCAGATATTAATATAGGCTCCAAGTTTGATGCTAAAGGTTTTAAGCAAGCCGAAACAGCAACCGACAAACTAGGCAAGCAAGCCAAGAAACTCGCAGGTGCTTTAGGTCTGGCTTTTGGCGGTCAGGCGATTTTGGCTTTTGGTAAAGCTGCAGTCAAGGCAGCAGCAGCCGATGAAAAAGCACAGAAGCAACTTGCACTGGCTCTTAAAAATGTCGGACTAGGCCGAGATGCTGCATCTTCTGAGGATTACATCCAGAGATTACAAAGCGAGTTGGGCATTCTTGATGACAAGTTACGCCCTGCATATCAGACTCTTGCAGTGGCCACTGGCAACACAGCCGAGGCTCAAAGACTTCTTAATCTTTCGTTAGATATCGCGGCCTCAACTGGCAAGGACTTGGGCTCAGTTACATCAGCCCTCAGTCGTGCATATTTAGGAAATAACACTGCACTATCTAAACTCGGTGTAGGTATTTCGAAGGCTGATCTAAAGGTTGGCAAGTTTGAGGATATCATCGCTCAACTTGAAACAACATTCAAAGGAGCAGCAACACAGTCTGCTAATACCTTTCAAGGTTCAATCGATAAGTTAGCAGTTGCATCTGCTAATGCTTCTGAAATTATCGGCACAGGTTTAATCGATGCTCTTAAAGGATTAGGCGATCAGGATTCAGTAGATAACTTAGCAAGTGCGATGGAAAAGACAGCAATATACATCGCAGATGTAATTCGTGGCGTGGGGATACTTACAGAAAAGTTAAAAGGGTTGCCGGGTGTATCTGGCTTAAATGTCGGAATGATTCCTATTCTTGGTACTTATCTACAAATCTTAAGAGATATGGGTAAGGTAGCTGCTGGCAGTGGTATTGATGCTCAAGGATTAGCCCACTTAGCAGAACTTCAATCTGCTTATGTAATTAAAACACTTGAGGCTAAAAAGAAACTTACTGCTCTAGAAGCAAAAGCATTAAAAGATGCCAAGTTAAAACTTGCGACTGATAAGGCTAACCTTGCTCTCGGCAAGGGGCAAGAAGTTTTCGACATGGACAAGATCCAGAATGCAGCAGCTCTTAAGAATCAAGCTGAGCAACTAGCCAAGTCCACGACTGACACACAAAGATTACAGATTGCTAATGACACTGCTCGCCTAAATGTAAAGCAATCTATCTCAAACTTAGAGGATGCTATTGCTGCTAAGGATGAGGCAGCAATCGTTAAAGCAACCGAGAAGCTAAACGCTGACCTTAAGATACTCGGTGCTCTTACTAACCAAGACTTAAAGCTAAAAGATATTAAATCAATCCTTGAAGGTCTTAAGCCAGCCGAGTTAATCAACCAAGCCAACCTAGATGAGGCTTTGCGTAAGATCCGTGAGATGCTCAACTTGCTTGCTCAAGCTAATACAGCAAGCAAGGCAAAAGTACCGACAAGCGGATCGCTAGGCTCTGGCATTCCAGCAGGAGATTTCATCGCGCCTATCTCAACCGCAGGAGGATCTATCGCAGCCATATTAGAATATGCAGATGCAGCAGCAGCTCGCGCTAATGCTTTTGCAGATCTTCTGGACATGGACACAGCTGCTAAGACTGCTGCATTACAGACTAGCCCTAACTACGATAACTCAGGCGCACTACAGTCTTTCCGCCAATCAGAGGCACGGGCGGCAACGGTAAACATTTACGCTAACACAATAGCTAACCCTGACGAGCTAACTAACCTCATCCAGAATTCTTTAATTCAACTCAATCGCAGAGGTGACTCACTAGTACAGGCTGGCACTCTGTGACCAGACCAGTCATTAATGTAGTCATTGATTTCTCCACAGGAGCTTCATTCGGCTATCCGTTCATCCTTGACTCATCAACTCTAGACGGAGCAGATGTCCTCTCAGATAGCCCTGCAAGCCTTGTTGTCGATGTCTCTAGCCTTATTGACTCAGTGCAGACTAATCGAGGCAGACAGATCTCAGCAGAAGTTTTTCAGACTGGCACAGCTTCAGTCCGCATCTTAGATCAGAATGGTGACTTCAACCCGCAGAATCCAGCATCGCCTTATTACACCTATCTAAGCCCTATGCGCAAGATGACTATTACTGCAACTTACTCAGGAGTAACTTATCCAATCTTTGCAGGCTATATCACTGGGTATAACACATCGACACCTAAGTTCAATGGTGACATTGTGTACACGACAGTTACAGCAGTCGATGGCTTTAGACTATTCCAGAATGCACAATTCTTTGGTGTAGTTGGTGCAACAGCAGGTGAGACCACAGGCTCACGCATTGGCAAGATCCTAGACACTATCGGCTGGCCTCTAGCCCTGCGCGATATAGACACAGGCCTTACGACTGTACAGGCAGATCCAGCCACACAGCGCACAGCACTAGGAGCTTTGCAGACTGTTGCTACTACTGAGTATGGTGCTATCTACATGGATGCACAGGGTCGATGCGCTTTCCAAGATCGCAATGTTACAGTCGGTACAATCGCTGGCACACCTATTGTCTTTAATGATGACGGCACAGGCATTGGCTATTTCGATGTCAAGTGGGTCTTTGACGATACCCAGATCTATAACCTAGCAACTGTCACCCGCACAGGAGGCACAGTCCAGACGGCAAGCGATGCTGCCTCTATTGCTAAGTACTTTACTCACAGCTATAACCAATCTGGTCTCCTCATGGAAACAGATGCAGAGGCTCTAGATTACGCACAGGCTTTTATTGCATCTCGTAAAGAGACTTCAACTCGCGTGGATGAGCTGACCCTAGATCTGCAGCAGGATGACTACACGGCTGGCACTGTTGCAGCTTTGACGATGGATTTCTTTACTCCTGTCAGTATTACTACGACCCAGCCTAATAGCACCACGCTATCTAAAACAGTGCAGGTATTTAATGTTGCCCACTCAATCACACCTAACTCGTGGAAAGTGCGCTACGGCACAGCAGAGCCGATCATCGATGGTTTCATCCTTGACTCGTCTTTATACGGTATTCTAGACACTAGCGTTTTCAGTTACTAAGGAGCATCATGGCAACAGGTTTCCCATTTAGCACAGGTCAGGTCTTGGCAGCAAGCCAGATGAACGGACTCACATCCTTCACCATTGGCACAGCTAACACAGCCGACTACACAGCAGTCTCTGCTGATCAGTACCAAGTGCTAGAGATCATGAACAAGGCAACAGCGATTGCCTTCAGGATCCCTACTAACGCATCTGTTGCTTTTCCTATTGGTACTGTGCTAACTGTGCTTAACATTGGCGTGGGAGTCTGCACAATTTCAGCTGTAACATCTGGCACTACTACAGTCCTATCAGGTGGAGCAGTAGCAGCTGCTCCTACCCTTGCACAGTATAAGTCAGCCGCTTGCATTAAGACTGGCACAGACACTTGGTATGTGGTGGGTGGAATTGCTTAATTCAATTGTTGCTCTTTTAGAGTCTGGTGCAAGTGGTGGTGGTGCGGCTTTTGAGTCTATTGCTACTGCCACAGGCACAGGGTCATCTGGAACAATTACCTTCTCCAGCATCCCTAGCACTTACGCTTCACTACACATAAGAATGTTTTCAAAAGACAGTTCAAACAATCAAAACGGAATTAGATTCAATTCTGATAGTGGCTCGAATTATGCTACGCATTGGTTACTTGGTGATGGCTCGACTGCTTCTGCTGCTGCATTAACATCTACAAACAGAGTTTCCTACATTGGGCAATCTGTTGGCACAACATCTATTGGTGGTGTTTCCATTATAGATGTGCACGATTACGCCAGCAGCACAAAGAATAAAACTGTAAGAGCATTAACTGGTTGGGATACTAATGGTTCAGGAGAAATAAGATTAACTTCTGGCCTATGGTTAAACACCGCTGCAGTTACATCTCTCAGTATAATAAATCTTGGTGATAATTTTGCTACATCAACTGTTATCTCACTATACGGAATCAAGGGAGCGTAAATGCCAGCAACATACGAGCCAATCGCTACCACGACATTAGGCAGTGCAGCAGCATCTATTACCTTTTCAAGTATTCCTGCAAGCTGGACAGATTTGAGATTAGTCTGGACTGGTACAAGTACAATTAATACTGTGTCAATGCGCTTGCGCTTTAATGCAGACTCAGCGACAAACTACTCTAACACTAGTCTTTTTGGTGATGGTTCTGCTGCTGGATCTGGTAGGAACACCAACCGCTCACAGATAGATCTGCCGCCTACAGGTGGTGTTTCTACGACTGTGCCAACCTTTATTACTGTTGATGTTTTCTCTTATGCTGGTTCTACATTTAAGACAGTCCTTGCGACTGGTTCAGATGATAGAAATGGCTCAGGCTATGCCACAAGAGATGTTGGTCTATGGCGTTCTACATCTGCAATTACCGAACTTGCATTGTCTGTATCTTCAGGCAACTTTGCTATTGGCACTACCGCGACTCTGTATGGGATAAAAAATGCCTAGTACCTACACACTAATCGCATCTAATACGCTTAGCTCATCTGCTGCATCTGTTACCTTTTCTAGCATACCTAATACGTTTACTGATTTGGTGTTGAAGGTAAGTGCAAGGGGTACTGTTGCAGGAACTGTTTCTTTTATTATCAGACCAAACAGTTCTTCTGCTAGCGAGTATTCGCGAACAGCCTTGTTTGGAACTGGCTCAAGTGCTGGTTCTTTTAGAAATTCTAATTCTGGTGCTTTATTAGCCTATGCTAATCCATCAGATAGTACTGCTTCTACTTTTAGTTCAATAGAATTTTATTTTGCAAACTACACAGCATCAACTACTAAACCAATTTCTTCTATTGTGATGATGGAAAATAATGCGACTGCTGCTGAAATGTATGTTTTGGCGCAACTTTGGAATAACACAACAGCAATCTCTTCTTTATTGATTGATGCAAGCGGTAGCGGTGGCAACTTTGCATCAGGCTCATCATTCTTTCTATACGGCATCAAGAACTCATAAGGAGCAACAATGACAACAGCAATCGAAATCAACTGCGAGACAGGCGAGGTCATCGAACGCCCTTTAACGGCCGATGAGATCGCAGCCAATGAAGTGGCACAGGCACAGGCAGAAGCAGCACAGCACGAAGCAGAGGCAGAAGCAGCAACTAAGGCTGAGGCTAAGGCTGCACTACTGGAGAAGCTTGGCATTACCGAAGATGAAGCGAAGCTTTTACTTGGATGAAGGTAAAACTCTCTAGAGCTGCTATCCAATTAAGAGAGCAGATAGATGACTCGTTCCCAGATCGTGACCGCACATCGGATGGTTGGATCGGTGATACCCGACACGCTGCTCGCAAGTCAGATCATAATCCTGATGAGCAGGGCTGGGTACGCGCCATTGATGTGGACAAAGACTTATTCAAGGGCGGAAAGCCAGACATCATGGGAGATCTTGCTGATCAGCTTCGTACCTTGTCCAAGTCAAAAGCAGACAAGCGTATTAGTTACATCATTTACGATGGACGAATCTGCTCCAGCATCCTTAACTGGAAGTGGCGCAAGTACACAGGGGCTAACAAACACACTAAGCACATGCATGTTAGCTTTAAGAAAGAAGCTGACAATGATGGTGCTTTTTTTCAAGTACCTATGTTAGGCGGAAACTAATGGACAATCTCATTCTCATCATTGCTGGCATTCTTGGTGTTGCTGCTATTCCAGCACTACGCCAAGCCATCAAGTCATACCGCGCTCGTAAGTCAGCAGCAGACATTATTGTCGATGCGCTAGAAGCGGCTATTGACGAGGTCGATAAAAAGTGAGCCAGACGGATTTCTTTCAGCTCTACATCGCCACGCTAGTCACACTCGGTGGCTTGTCTGGCTTTGTCATCACGCACTTGCTTGCAGAGATTAAGCGACTCCATGCGCGTGTCGATGAGATCTATAACATACTCTTAGAGCGATAATTCAATCATGGCAAGAAAAGCAACTAAGGCTTTAGAGGAACAAGGTTACTCAAAACTCGATGCTTATTGCATCGGGCTTTATGAGTATTTCTGTTCGCTTAAAAGAGCAGGCTTTGCAGAAGATGTTGCTATGTTCATGATTACTGAACCCCAAGCCTATCCACATTGGATCTTGCCAGATCCTGTCGATCCAGAGAAGTTCGGCAACTATGAAGATGAGGATGACGATTAAGCGAATTGTCGTAGTCTCGGACTTACAAGTTCCATACCATGACAGGGTTGCAACCCGTAACCTTGCTAGTTTCATCAAGAAGTTTAAGCCTGACCAAGTTGTCACCATTGGTGATGAGATTGACCTTCCACAGATAAGCAAGTGGGAAGAAGGTCGCATGGGCAGTTATGCACAGACCCTAGATGATGACCGC